TACCTACAGCTTGTAGCTAACTCAGAGTTCGGTACTTTGTTCTTGTCTAAAGACGGAAAAATTACCTTTAGGGAAAGAAACTCGGTTCCAAACATCCCCGACATTGTGTTCTCGGATGAAGTAGTTGCGGGCGTTTACACAGGTATTCAGTTTGCCGATGTAAACATTGTCTACGGATCAGAAAACCTATACAACAGAATTACGCTAGAAAACGCAGACATCTTCCCAGAGCAGGCTTTTGCCGAAGATGCAACCTCTCAGGCAGTCTACGGACCAAGAACGCTAAGCCAAACAGGACTGCTTATTCAGGAGCCTGAGCAGCTTCAGTTCCTAGCAGACTTCTTCCTAGCTCGCTACAAAGAGCCTCAGTACCGCTTTGAGACCGTCACAGTGGTCCTAGACACCCTAAGCACCGTAAACCAAGACAAGGTGTTAGACCTTGAAATCGGTGACATCGTGCTGGTTCGGTTTGAGCCTTCTGATATTCCACCAGCTATCGAGCAATACTGCCGTATTATCGGAGTAAACCACGACTGGACCCCTGGTAGCAAAAACATCAGCTTTGCCCTAGAACGCCTAGACTTTGCGGTATTTATCCTAGATGACGCGGTACTCGGTCAGCTAGACAATGACCGCCTTGCTTACGAGTAGTAAACTAAAGAACAAGACTTAAGGAAACCAATGCCAAGAAAAACCTTTACCGCAGGTGAAGTCCTAGCTGCTGCTGATGTAAACCTGTATCTCTCAAACGAGATAACTCTCACTAGCTCTACAGCTACTACTTATACAGTTGCTACCGCTGACCGATACAAGACCTTGCTGTTTAGTGCAGGATCAGCAGTCACAGTGACCATCGGAACCGCCACAGCTTTCCAGGCTGGCGAGCGAGTGGACATCCTTATGGATGGTGCAGGTACAGTCACAGTCACTAGGGATGGCACAGCTACCACGATCTCAGGTCGCGGAACCGCTGGAACGGCTTACCGCATTGGTCAGCGTTATGACGCTGTTTCTGTTGTCTGTGTGGGTACTAACTCTTACCGCATTATTGGTAACGCAACGGCGGTCTAATGACTCTCTCAGCGTTAGGTATTTTTAGTGCTGCTGGGGCTGGTGGGGTTCAGGGCGATTACGAGCTTATCGAAACCTACACTTTAGGCTCAGCCCAATCTCAAATTACTTTTTCCTCTCTGGCAACTTACGCTTCTACTTACAAGCACTTACAGATTAGGTTGGCGGCTAGGTCAAGTCGTGGCTCTAGCGACACTATCGGTATTCGATTCAACGGCGTTACCTCTAGTTCTTACTCTTACCACTTCCTAAGAGGAAACGGTTCGGCAGTTTCTAGCGGTGCTGGAGCAACTCAAACCTTTATGTATGGTTTTGACTTTCCGGGAACTAACTCCGCTACAAGTGCTTTTGGTGCTGGTGTTATTGACATTCTTGATTCTTTTAGCACAACAAAAAACAAAACTATTAGAACTCTCGGTGGAATGAATGGTGCTGACAACTGGATTTACCTTTCAAGCTCTGCTTACCTTGCTACTGCTTCTCTTACAAGTGTCGAATTGTTTACAACTAACAGCCAAAACTTTATTACTGGTTCTCGCTTCTCTATCTACGGAATAAAGGGATAACAATGCCAACACCTTTACCAACCCTTGCCGAACTAGGTGGCTGTATCTTTACCCGACCAACTAACACGCACGGATACGGAGCTGTCTACTACAAGGGGAAGCAACGCAAAGCTCACCGAGTAGCTTGGGAGAAAGTCAATGGCCCTATCCCAGATGGTATGCACCTTGACCACATTTGCCACAATGTCGCAATCGCTAATGGAATGTGCTTGGGTGAAACAAGTTGTATTCACCGCTCTTGTGTGAACCCTAGCCACCTACAAGTTGTAACACCTAGAGAGAATCAGCTCAACGGACTTCGAGGCTTGACCAACAGGACTCACTGCAAAAACGGACACTCACTTACGCCTGATAACATCATCACTAGAGATAGAAATGGAAAGCCTGGACAACTTTGCCGAGAGTGCCAACTAATCAACGGCAGAAACTCTACTCGCCGATACAAGGCAAAAAAGAAACTCTTGGAAGGAATGGTGAGCTAAGTGCCGCAAGCTACTTATACACCTCTAGCTACTGTGACTCTAGGCACAGCAACTTCATCAGTCACCTTTACAGGAATACCCGCTACTTATAGAGATTTGATTTTTGTTTTTGCTGGAACCGCAACCGCTTCGGCAACATCATCTAGGTTCAGAATGAACGGAATAACGGGAAGCAATTATTCTTTTGTAAGAGCTGGTGGAAACGGCTCAACTACATTTAGCTCAGCACCGACAAATACTTATTTTCCATTGGTCTGGTCAAACAATGAACTTGGCACAACCCAATCTAATGCCATTGTTCAAATTATGGATTACTCAGCAACAGACAAACACAAGACTGTCTTGATTAGGGAAAACAACAACGACCCTTCAGGGCCAGCAGTCACAATGTACGCAGGGCGATTAGATACCACAAGTGCCATTACTTCTTTGACCGCTCTGGTGTCGGCAAACAACTTCGCAACTGGTTCAACCTTTAGCCTTTACGGAGTAATCGCCTAATGCAACTTATCGAATCTAAAACCCTAGGTACTGCTGCTGCTGCGATTGAGTTCACCTCGATTCCGCAGACTTACACTGACTTGGTAGTTGTCTGCTCGTTGCGTGGCGACCAGAACGCTAACAACGGCTTTACTAACATTGGTTTCAATTCATCTACCAGCAACTTTTCAACACGCTTTTTACAGGGTTCTGGAAGCAGTGCGGAATCTGGCACAGGAGTTAGAGGAATTGGATACCTAAACAACGCCTTTCACACATCAAACACTTTTGACAACTCAACTGTTTACATTCCTAACTACACAGGTTCTACAAACAAATCTTTCAGTGCTGACAGTGTCATAGAGAATAACGCAACCTCGGCTTGGCAGTTTATAGTTGCTGGACTATGGTCAAACACCGCTGCTATAACTTCAATTCAAATCACACCGAATACTGGAAACTTTATTGCTGGTTCGATAATCAGCTTGTACGGAATCCTAAAAGGCTCTGACGGAATAGTCACCACCTCTCCATAACAAGAAAGAAAAGAAAATGACAGAAATCCTAACAAAGCTAGTAGTGGACTGCTCAACAGGCGAAGCAACAGAAGTACCTCTAACAACCGAGGAACTAGCACAGCGAGAAACTGACCGCCTAGCTTACGAAGCTCAGGAAGCAGAACGCAAAGCTGCCGAGGAAGCAAAAGAAGCAGCTAAAGCCTCTGCTAATGCCAAGCTAAAAGCTCTGGGTCTAACTGACTCTGAAATCGCTGCTATCACCGCATAATGGCTGAGGAAACAACTGGGGTACGCATTACCCAGCAAGCAATTTACGCCAAGCAGCTTGAGCATGGAGAAACCCTTGTCAAGATCCTTGAGAAGCTGGACCACCTAGACGAGGTTCCTGCTCGCTTGAGAGAGGTAGAGCTGACCCTGGCTCGCCTGGCTTGGATTGAAAAGATTGCTTACACAGGTTTAGCTGCATCAGTTGTATCCCTTATTGGCCTAATCATTGGAGTTGTAAACAGATGAAAACAAAACCTCAGATGCCCCTTGACGGCAAGTTTGGAAAAGACTGGAAAGTCACCTCACCTTTTGGCTGGCGAATCCATCCAATCGAGAAGTATAAGAAACACCACAATGGTGTTGATCTATGGGGACCAAAGGCAAAGATTTGGAACGAAGCTTGGCATGACGGAACAGTCGTTGCTGCTGGAACATCAAAGCTAAAGAACGCTGATGGCTCGCTAGGTGGAGTCGGGTGGTATGTAGACATTCGGTCAAAGATAAACGGCGAGTGGTACACAACCCGCTACGCACACATGGTTGAGAACTCGCTGACCGTTGTAAAGGGCGAGAAAGTCAAGGCTGGCACTCGGTTGGGCATCATGGGCAACACGGGCGCATCGGCTGGCAGACACCTTCACTTTGAGATTTGCAAGGGCAAGTTCCTACGCTGGACTTCAGACGGCAAGGGTTATGTAGACCCGCTAAAGTTTGTCAAAGCCACTATTGCTAAGTGGGAGCTAGACGCAGAAGTTGGACTAGCAACACCTGACACGGGTGAAGTTCTACCTGCTCCAGTTCACGAACCAGTAAAAGTAATCAAAGCCCCTAAACCCCCAGAGGTAAAAAACAAGAGTGCTAAATAGACTCTCAAAAGACAAAAGCCTACGAGTAATCCTTGTGGGCTTTTTTCTTTTCTTCATGGTCTGGCAACCTAGCCCCGCCTATGGTGCTGAAGCTTGGGCCTCTATAACCTGCCAAGACTCGATTGGCACTCAACAGACATTTCAGGTTGGATGGAATAATGAAAATAACTACTTTTTGGACAAAGGCAACATTGCACAACACTATTGCGAAGGTGGGTTTGCTGGTAGCTTCACCAGCTTTGTTAGCGTTGTTTCTAATGACGGCGGGGAGCTGGATAATGCTTTGCTTTACCATCCTGGTTACAGTCCTAGCCCCACTCCTAGTCCTACTCCTAATCCTGAAGATGATTCTGTGGATCAAGCTTCGGATACAACAGTAAGGACAGATGATGTTGCTCGGACAGAAGAAGTCGCTCGCACTGAGGAAGTGGTTAGAGAACCTGAGCCAGTGGCTCCTGTGGCTCCCGTAGAACCAGCCCCTCAACCAGCTCCAGAACCAGAGCCAACCCCTGAACCTACGCCTGAACCCACCCCAGAGCCTGAACCTACTCCAGAACGCCCTGTAAAGCCCGTAGAGACTCCTAAGCCTGTAGAAAGCCCAACACCTACCCCTGAACCTTCTGAGCCTTCTACGCCGATTACAGAGCCTCAAATTCCAGTTGAACCTACTCCAGAACCAGTAGAAGAACCAGTTGGCGTAATGATTGCGTTAGAAGCAGTTAGTAAACTGGTAGATAACCTACGCTCAATCGGGTCGGACATGACACCTGAAGTGCGAGAACAAGCACAGCAGGTTGTTGTTGCTTCGGTCATCGTCACTCAGATAGCAACCCTAAGTAGGAAACCTTGAAAAACTTTCTCAAAGACCAGCTAGATCAATCTTGGACAGTTCTTGGTCTTGGGATTGCGTGGGTAGTGCTAGAAGGCACGGCTAAAGACTTTGCTGGTTGGGCAATCATTATTACTCTGCTCATTTGGGCAGCAACTTACCCTCTAAGGAAAGACTAATTATGTGGTTAGACATCGCTCGTAGAACTATGGCAGTTATCGTTTTGAAAGTCACAGGCATCTTTGTCGGTGGCGCTGTTATCGGTTTGGAAGTTATCCAGGCTGTAGCCATGGCTGCCTTCGCTGGAATCATTGATGTAGCTCAGGAGCTATCTCGTAGCTACCTAGCAGACGGCGAACTTGACCCAGAAGAAATCAATAAGTCTTTCGGCAAGATTGCTGACAAGACAGACAAAAAGAGCTAACGCCTTTTTCTTTCTGCATCTGTAGTTCCGCCCCATACGCCGTGCATACCCGCTGAGACGGCATAGTCAAGGCACTTAATCTTGACTGGGCATTGTGAGCAAATAGCCTTAGCTTGGTCTGCCACCCATCTGCGATCATAGGTACTGCCTATTAGGTCTTCAGGGAAAAACAAGTCAGGGTCAGCCGCGCACCCCACTCCGCCTGGTATGTCCCTTATGGCTTCTTGAAGCTCTATGTATTTGCGTTCTAATTGTCGGTGGGTCAGCATAGGTTTACATTACAGATAAAACCCGCTAATGTGAAATCCCACACCGACTAGATGTGGGATTCACGCCAAATGAAAGAGAGGGAAACACTTGGCTATAACCAAGCTACCAACCGTAATAAACGAGTTGCAGGATGCAGTCCTATTAGGTGACTTCGAGAACGGGTCCGATGAGTGGCACGAGCTTCGTAATGAGGCTGGCGCTATCGGCGGTTCCGACATCGGAGCAATCGCAGGACTGTCTCAATGGGAAAGCCCGTACACCAAATGGGCAAAGAAAACAAAACAAATCCCAGATGACTTTGAGCCAAATATGTCAATGCGACTTGGCACAAAGCTAGAAGCACCAATCCTAGAAATCTTTGCTGAGGAACATCCTGAGCTAGAAATCTACACAACAGGAACATGGGCAAACAAAGAAGAACCTTGGATGCGAGCAAACCCAGATGGGCTTTACGCAGACCAAACAGGTGAGTTTGGAATTGTAGAAGTCAAGTTCAGTCGTGACTACTGGACACAAGTTCCGCAGTCCTACCGCGCACAAGTTCTGTGGTACATGCGAGTATTCGGTATTCGCAAAGCAAAGCTTGTCGCACTAGCTGGCTCTAGCTATCAAGAGTTTGACATCGAGTGGGATCAGTTTGAGGCAGACGCTTTGTTTGCTGCTGCAATTCGGTTCCGCAACCATGTCATCCAAGAGCGAGCGCCTCAGTGGGATGGTTCGCTGTCTACGCTAGAGACCGTCAAGAAACTCAACCCAAACATTGAGGATGGCGAAGTAGACCTAGACGATTTAGGTCAGCACTACTTCAACAAACTTGACGATTTTGAGCGTGTTGAAAAAGAACTAAACGAACTAAAGAGTAGAGTCCTATCAGCCATGGAAGGTAAAAAGCGTGGCTTGGTATACGGCGAACACATGATTAGCCTTCGGGCAAGGGGCGCAGGACTACCGTACATACATCACGAGAAGGGTAAAAAATAATGGCA